CCTTGGCTAAGCGCGCGCCGTGCTCGTCGGAGCTGATCGGCTGTGCATCGCGCGTGAGCGAGCTCAGCTCGGAGGCCGTGGCGGTCGGCGCCGCCCGCGCCTGCTCACTGGCCGCGAGCGCCGCGCCCGCCGCCGTCAGTCCAAAGAATCCGCGTCTGGAAACTGTCGACATGAGTCTCTCCCGCAAAACGGTGCGCCGCGCATTCTGCCCTGCGCGCGGCGGCTTGGCGAACCAGCGACAGGTAGGCGTATCGAGGATGCGCGCAGTAGAATCCGCGCGCCGCGCCCGTAGCTCAGTTGGATAGAGCATCAGGCTTCGAACCTGAGGGTCGGGAGTTCGAATCTCTCCGGGCGCGCAACTTCCCCCTGTTGGTACTGAGGGTTACGTCAGGCCGGTGGCTGGCGCCGGTTTTCTGAGACGGAAGGAAAACGGAGGAACGTGGCCTAGTTGACGGGAATCTCCGAGGGCGTGGACATGATCGCTGGCCTCTCACACTGGAGGCCAACATGAGTGACCTGATGACCGCCCTCGTCCACCTCGCCCAGGCGCACGGCCACGACATCGTCGCCAAGGTGGACAAACTCAACGCGCGCCGCGACCGCGGCGGCACCTGGACGCTGCGCGACCACGACGACCGAGAGCTGTGTGAGATCAACGTCGAGGCCGGGCTCTGTCTCGTGCACCAGTGGACGCAGCGCGGCACCGGCCCGAGGGTGGCAGAGGTGGTGAGCACGCGTGTTAGGTGCGACTGCGGCCACATGGAGCAGATGCCCGGGCGAGCGACGTCGGGCACGCGGTACGCGTGTGGCAACTGCAAGCGCACGGTGTTCGTGCAGGGCTAGTCGTACTTATCCCAGTTGCGCACGTGAAGGTCGCGGTAGACCTCGAGTACATGCTTCTCCACGTGCTCCAGCGTGCCGCGGCTGCCGCCGCCGCGCGTCGCGCTGGCCAGGTCCTCCACCCGGCGGGCCACCGCTAGCAGCCGGATCAGGGCGTGCCTCAGCCGGCTGTGCATCTCTTTGCAGTCGGCCTCCGAGATGAAACGCCCGGTGGTGTCGGCAGGCTGGCGCTTGCGCACCCGTGTCGTCATGGCTGGTCCCGCCCCTCGGCCGCGATCTCAGCCTTGCAACGCGCCACCTCCTCGACCCACAAAGCGCGGTGCTTCAGCTCGCCGTCGGCGCAGGCGAGGAACTGTTCGAGCAACTGGATGCGCTCCTGCCGGGCGAGGATCCGCGACCGTCGCTGCACGGCGGCGTTGGCCTCGAACAGGTCCATGTCGGCCTCGTTACGCTTGTTCATTGGGCACCGGCTCCTTCTGCTTGCGCTCCTTGCGGCGGCGCTCGGCCTCCAGCCGGCGCGCGTCACGCTGCGCGAACTCCTTCTCGCGCTTGCGTCCCCCGTGGGGCCTGAATCCGTGGCGGCTCACGACGCACCCGCCTCCGCCTCTAACTCGGCGGCGCGGGCCTCACGCCCAAGGCGACGCTGGTAGGCGGCCTCTTCCAGCAAACGGGTGCGCTGCTGCGCTCGGGAGACGGCGTGCACCGCTTGGTGGTGTGCCTCGGGCGGCACCGCCTCGCCGGCGGGACGCACCTTGGCGTTGTCGGGGTTGACGTCCACCTTAGGTGGAAAGGGCTTAGGTAAGCGCATCGATCTCTGCCTGCAGCGCGGTGGCGGTGTCGGTGTCGCCGTTCGCCACTGCCACGCCTTTCGCGTTGGTGAGGCCGATGCGGCGCTCTGTCGTCACGACGTCCTGGATCGCGGTGTACGCGTCTGTGTTGTTGCTGTCGGGCGGGTCGCCCGCTGTGGTTGGGTCGCTCATCTGCTCGTCTCCTTCAGTTGCTTGGTGAATGGCCCGGGCGGTGGCTCGGGCGGTGTTGGTGGCGCGACATCGGTCGGGTCGACGAAGTCACCCTGGGCGCCGGCGGCGACCCACGCGTTGTAGGCGGCCATGAACTTCGCAGCGCGGGCCTCGGCCGCGTCCTTGATCTGCTTGGTGGCTTCAGCGCTGCGCACACGGTTCCACTTGGCGAGTGCCCTGTTGCGCACGTCGTCCTCGCGCGCACGCACCTTGTAGGTCGTTTCGAGCCTAGCCTTCGCTGCTATGGTGCGTCGGCGGTAGGTGTCGCGTGCCATGGTTAGCCCAGAGCCTTCTTGATCGCGTTGGCGTCGCGGTCGGCGGCGCCCCAGGTGTGGATCGCCTCACCAACCTGCTTGACGACGGCGGAACCAACTCTGTTGAGGGTGCCGATCGCGCGGTCGAGGTCACCCGAGAGGCCGTGCAGGTCAGGCGCGAAGCGCTGGCGGGCGTGCGCCCGGAGCGTGGACTGCTGCTCGTCGGTCAGGCCCGAGAGGTAGGCCGGGCCGGCCAGGATCGCGCGAGTGCTGCGCAGGTCGCCTGACTCGATCAGCTTCGCGGCCGCCGCGTAGCCCTCGGGCGCGTTCTTGAAGTGCTGCCGAATCTCGACGCCCACGCTGTCGGCGACGTCGAACAGCTTGGTGATCTGCTGCTCGACGGCGGCGCGGCGGGCCTCCAGCGCGGGCACTGCGGCGTCGAAGGACTTCGTGACCGACTCCGCGCGGGCGGCGGCGGCCCGGGCCAGCTCGGTGCGGTTGGAAGTGGACCCGATCAAGTTGTTGATCGTGGTCCGCATCTCTTTGGCGGCCTGCAGAGGAGCCCGCGCCTGTTCGAGCAGCTTGGCGTCCTTGGCGATGTGCTCGCCGCGGATCACGAGTGGGTCGTGATCTGGGGAGACCTCAAGCCGCTGCGGCGGCCGTTGGATGTCGCGAGTTGGTCGGGCGAGTTGTTCTGTGGACATGTGAGTTAGGTCCTGTGTTGATGAGTTAGACGAGTCCGACGGCGCGGGCGTAGCCGACCTTGCCGCCGTAGAAATCTTTGACGCCGTACGAGAGCGCGTCGATCCAGTGGTCCTTGGAGTACTTCGGGTCGACGTCCTCCGGGCGCAGCGTGCCGCGCGGCGCTTCTGCGATCGTCTCGATCAGGTGCGGACAGCGGTTGGATATGTGGAGGGTCGGACCCTCGCCGCCCGGCTTGGCGGCGACGAGCCGTTGGTTCAGAAGATTCCACCCGCCCACGCGGTCGCGCTTGTGCGGCTTGCGCATGTGCACGCCGGCCGAGCGCATCATGTCGATGACGGTGTCGCCCAGCAGGCCGCGCGCGTCGTCCATCACGCCCGAGGGGTGCCGGTAGCCGTACGAGAGGCACCGCTCGACCACCATCTCCGCGAACGCCGCCGGCACCATCCCGTTGCCGATGCTCAGGTCGTTGGGGTCCTCCGCGGTGTCGATCTCCTCGAGCGCGACGAGCGCGCCGTTGCCGAAGCCCGGCGTGCCCGGCGCCACCTCGCCCAGGAGGATGCACACGGCCGGCGCGGCCGCGCCCCAGTCGCCGCCGAGCCGGTAGTTGATGCAGCGGGGCTGCTGCGCGAGGACGTGCACACCCGGGTCGAACTGGAACAGCTGCCCGCCGATCGGCGACCACGTGCCCTCCAGCCACGCCTGCAGGAGGCTGGGGTCGGGGCAGCCCGCCGCCAGCTGCCGGCGGTACGCCTCCTGGTCGATGGCGTTGTTGTCGCGGTAGTTGCTGAAGGTGTTCACGCACCAGCGGCCCGCGGCGTCTTGGTACGGGCGCCAGAACGGCGACTTGCAGATGTGATGCTTAAAGATCGGGCCGTGGCTGCGGCCGTACGGGTTGGCGGTCCACCACTCGATGGCGCGGACGCCCGAGGGGACCCGGATGTTGGTGCGCAGCCGAGTCAGGTACGCGTACGCGGTGGGCGAGTAGTTGCCGACCTCGTCCGCGAACAGCGCGGTGAAATTCTTCCCGTGCGCGCGGGCGTACGCCTGCTCGTCGCCCAGGTTGGTGAAGTTGATGCAGGCGCCGGCCGGCGTGCGGATCGTGCCCTCGTTCTTGTTCGTGTCGACCGAGCCCCAGATGCGGTAGGCGTACTCGGCCACGCGCGAGAACAGCTCGGTGAGGTCGCCCCAGCCCTCGCGGGTGACGACCGGGTTGGCGACCGGCCCCAGCTCGTCGCAGTGGCGCAGGCACGAGAAGATCATGCCGGTGGACTTGCCGCCGCCGCGCCCGCCGGTGCTGAGCACGTGGTCGACGTGGCCCCAGTACTGCTGCTCGGCCAGCTGCTTCGGGCTCAGCTCCATGACGCGGGCGACGTGGTCAGCGACTGGCTGTGCCATGGGTCAGCTCCTTGGGTGGCGTGGCGTCGGCGACCGGCGTGGCGGTGCCCTCGACGATGGATCGGAACTGCTCGGGCGACATCGACGGGACCATGAAGACGTTGGTGGTGCGGGCGCCCTCGGGCGGCGCGACGGGCGACGTCTCGCGGTAGCCGTGGCGCGCCTTGAGAAGGAACATCGCGGCGGGCGCGTAGCCCTTGGCGGCGGAGCGGCGGAGGATGCTGACCAACAGCTGCTCCTCGGCCGCCTGCCCACGCGAGACGGCCTCGTCCACGGCGGGCTGCCGGTCGCGCAGGGAGCGCAGCGTCGCGCGGCTCACACCCAGGAGGGCGGCGAGGGTGGCCGTACCAGCGCCGGCGGCGGCGCCCGCCTCCAGCACGCCTAGGCCGCGCTCGGTGACGGTGACCGTGCCGTCGGCGTCCCTGACAGTCGTGTCGGGGATCGCGCGGATGGGCTCGGGCGGCGGCGCGTCCGGTTTAGGTTCCGTCTCAGCGAGCGCGGAAGTGCGTTTTCTGGCCATGCTAGCGACCAGACCCACAGGCTGAGGATCCTAGGGTGTGACCTAGGGCGTGGGCGGGGCCTCTTTTTGACCCGAGCGCGGGCCGCGGGCCACGCGATCCCAAGCCCAAGGAGGCTGACTCGCCTGCAGCGAGGTGAGCCAGAGGTGAGCCACCGCTTGGTGCAGGGATTCCTTGAGTCTGACTTACCTTACTTACTCTACTTAGCAGTAGAAGGTAGATAGAGAAACTGACCCCCTTGGGCCGGTAGCTAAACGATTGTGACCCGGTGAGCCACTGAGTCTGGTGAGTCATACACAGCGATTTCCTGAGTAAAGTCACGACTCACCCCTGGACTCGCCTTCGAGCTCGCCCTGCCCTGGGTGAGTCTCGGGCAGCGGGTCATCGAGGTCGTAGGCCCACGCCACACGGTCCTCGCGGTCGAACACTGGGACCACCTTCCGCCGCCCGGCGCGCAGCTCGGCGAGCGACCGCAGCGGCCAGAACCTGTGCCGGGTCTTTTCGCCGTCCGCCGTCGCCACCCAGACCTGTTTCGACGCCGCCCCGTCCGGCGCCATCTTTCTCAGGAACATGCCGACGGTCGTATGCAGCGGCTTGTCGCCCGGCTTGACCTTGACGCCGCGCCGGTCCAGCTCGGCGACGATGGCGTCCACCGACACGCACGCGGCGGTGCCGAACGCGCGCTGCTTGACCTCGCGCGGGTCTAGCGTGGCGCCGTCGTGCAGCATCTCGTCGAAGATGTCCTCCCAGGACGACTGCGTGAGTTTCTTCTGGTGGCGCAGCGCCTTGGTCTCGGGGCAGGTGCGCGGGTTGAAGTCGGTGACGTCGCGGGTCTGCAGCAGGTGCAGCAGCGCCTCCAGCCCACCGTGGTCGCGCTCGTGCGCGAGCCGAGAGAAGTAGCCTCCGGCCTCGGTGTCCTGCAGGTTGTTGTCAGCGACGGTCAGCACGAAGAAGCGCCGCTCGCGGTAGGTCGCGGGCACCGCCCAGTCCTCGTTCGTGGCCATGAAGATGTGCAGGTAGTTGGGGCTCAGCTCGATGTCCTTGCCCTTGCCCTCGATGGCCAGTGTCTCCTCGGTGACGATGCGCTTGAGCGTGGCCTCGTGTTTCTTGTCGCCCTGATGGAACGCCTCGTCCGCGAACAGCACCACGCAGTCGCGCAGGTGGCTGTTGAAGTGGCCAGTGAGGTGGCTCGGTTCGCTGACCTGCAGGAAGTGGCGGCCCCAGAGCGCGCCGAAGTACTTGACGAAGGCACCCTTGCCCGCGCCCTTGTCACCCTGCAGCGCGACGGCCACGTAGCCCGGCTGGGCGGGGTGCTGCACCATGTGGGCCAGGTGGTCGAGCAGCCACTCGGAGTGCTCGTGCACGCCGTTGCAGATGTTGCGGTGGAGGTGGTCGAGGAACAGTCTGCAGTCACCCGCGACCGGCTCGACGGCGAAGCCCTGCCACAGGTTGTAGGGGCCGCCCAGGGCGGTGCCGTCGACGCCCGGGGCGAAGACGAGGTGGCTGTACTCGCGCCGCCGCTCGTGACTGAACCACCACGCCCCCACGGCCGCCTTGATGTCGAGGCCCTTGGCGTCCTGGCCCAGGGTGACGAACTTGTTGCACCACGCTTGGCAGAAGTCGTCCTTGCCCTGCGAGGTGAGGCGCGAGCGATTCAGCGCGGGGTCCTCCACCTCCTTAATCACGCGGCACTTGCCGCCCCAGTTCTGGATGACCGCGAACTGCTCGTTCATCTTGGCCAGCCACGGCTCGATGACAAACTCCTTGGCCTTCGCGATCTGGCGCAGCGCGTACTTCGCGGGCTTCTTGTTCTCCAGCACCGAGGCGCTGATCTTGTAGTCGCGGTCCGTGATGAGCGAGAAGATCACCTCGTCCGGCACAGTCTTGCGCACGAGTTGGCAGACGGCATCGAACAGCCAGGCGCTGCGCGAGTTATCTTTCGCCTTGGGGTTGTCCGGGTCGTGCCCTTGCACGAGCACCACCTTGACGCGGTCGGGCACCTCCCACGCGTCGAGTTCGTCGACGCTGGAGACGCGCGCGATGTTGGCGGTGTCCACCTTGGGCGCGGCGGCCGTCGGCGCACTCTGCTCGAGCGGCGCCTGCTCGAACGTCGAGATGTCGTGGCGCACGTTGGTGTTGTGCAGCATGACGGCCAGCGCGGGCACGCGGCCCTTGAGGGCTTTCTTGGCTCCCGGGAGGTTGCAAGAGCCGGGGAGCCGCATGATGCGCGAGACGTCGTGGCAGTGGTCGCCACCGAACTTGCCGGCCAGCCAGATGTTGTAGCGCTCGACCTCCGCAACCTGCGCGTTGGTGTCGGTGGTGATCGGTTGCTTAAGGCGCCAGAACGCCTGGTAGCCGCCGCCCGAGAAGATGATGAATGTCGGGCGCGGCACGCCGGGCGGGAGGTTGTCGGTCACGAGCAGGCGGATCCGCTCTAACTCTTGGGCGAGGGGCTTGCCCTCGGCGGCGTCGATGTCCACGTGCAAGAAGTGCACGCGGCCGATGTCTTCCTTGTCGGCTTTCTTCTTGACCGGCGCGCGCACCTCGCCCACCGACCAGTACAGGTTGCGGGCGCCGTTCTCCGCCTTGAGCCAGTTCTCCAGCTCGGCGACGCCGCTGTCCGGGTCGCCCGGCGAGAACGTGCGCGTCTCGATGGTCTTGCGATCCTTCTCGAGCGCGGTGAGCGCCCAGGGGCCGTCCGGGTAGACGTGCCGCAGGAAGCGCAGCGCGGCCGGCGTGTCGGGCGTGACTTGGCTCACCGCGCCGCCACGTGCTTGCTGAAAGCGACCGGCAGCCAGTGCAATTCCCTGTACGGCCTCGTCGCCGACGGGCGCCGCGCGATTGGCATCACGGGCATCCTGCCGTCGATCAAGTAGATGAGCTTCTCGCAGGGGTGCACGTCGATGAGTCGTTCCGCGAACAACTGCACCACGGCCGTGCTGAACTCTAGGCTAGCGCCGGCCCACCAGCAGACGTTCGCGTCGTTGCACGCCTTGTTGGCGACGAGATAGTCCCCGCCGGCGTCTGCACCGGCCGCCCGTTCGAGCTCGACGAACGACACACCCGTCGGCTGCTCCTCGAAGTACGCGAGTAGCGCGGCCTTGACGCGCGCCAGCTTAGCGAGGTCCAGCGGGATGTCGCTCACCGCGGCACCTTCGGGCGGCGCTTCGCGAGCTCGGCGGCCATGTAGGCGTCGAGCGATGCCCGAGAGAAGCGAACCAACCTGCCGACGTAGGTCGGCTCCGGCCCGACCTTGTGGAAGTGGCGGTTCATCAGCGTGCGCGGGCTGATGTTCATCAGCAGCGCCGCCTGTTTGAAGTCGTAGAAGGACCGCTGCCGCACGTCCGGCACACCGAGGGGATTGGCGCGCAGGCGCTTCTCAACGATGTCGGCGACGTGCTCGGCGAGCGCGTCTAGCTTGGAGTCCATTGTTCAGTCCCGAGAAAGATCCGGAGCCACCACCGCGCGATTCTGTGTGCACGGCCGCCGGCACCCGCCGGCTATCGACTCCTTTTCTCGGGACACCGATCCTCAGAACGAGGATCGAGCCTGCGTGACATCTAACACGAGTCGCCGACGATCGGCAAGTGTGAGAGTTGACTCGGTCACTCGCAGATCGCATTTGTCATATGCCGAGTCGTGCTGGAGGATGGTCATCGGGGTCGTGTCGCCCGTACTCGCACCGATGTTGCTTAGCCGGCCTCTGCGGTGTGTCCCCTACCCGGACGGCGCGACCCCTTCCTCTCATGTCTCCCTTGACAGCGCGCAAGTGTCGCGTGCTAGCCTCTTCGGTAATGAACCCGAGCGGCTAGCCTGACCCGCGAGGGGGATCGCCCGCGATCCAGATAACAGAGACGGCAAACCCAGCAACCAATGAGGTTTCCGTCATGGCTATCTTTAATGATCGAGTCAAGAAACTAACTCCCGAGCGGCGCCGCACCTTCCGTCTGATCGAGCGTGCACTCAAGAGCCCAGTGAACCCGACCGTCGAGCGCGCGCTGCAGCTCGCCCGCGTCGCCTGCCTGGGCGAGGGCATGTGGGCGAAGGAGGTGCGGTCGTGAGCAACGTAATCGACGCGGCTGATCTGTTCCGGCCGCCGCTCACTGGCGACGACAGGGATCTCCATCAGATCGAGCAACTCCATCAGGAATTCTTCGAGCGTGATGACCGCCCGGTGGTGGCGATGGCGGGGCTCAGCATCGCAAAGCACACGGCCGACGCGTTTGCAGCCGACCAGAGCGTCGCACCCGCGGCGCTCCATGGGATGGCGATCGCTGCCGAGTGCATGCTTTTGTACTGCTCGGAGTTGAATCCGGAGGTCCGCGCGGTGCTTGAATTGCTTCGCGAGGTCGCGGCTCCGTCGGTGTCGCCGGGGAATGGCTGGGGGCGGCTGCTCCCGTTCTAAACGCAGCGGCCCGCGGCGTCACCTGGCGCCGCGGGTCCTTCAGTCGAACGCAGCTGGAGTTAGGTGCTTGAGGATCCAGTCGCCGTAGGCCCAGGCTGCTGAACCGACCACCACCAGGGCGAAGCCGTAGATCTGCAGCCACGCCTCGCCGATGGAGAGCGTGACCTCGTTGAAGTAGCGCCAGTTGAAGTAGCCCTGAATGGTGGGCTGCGAGAGGCTCGCGTCCTTGTGCTTGTTGATGCCCTCGCGCAGCGTGTAGCGCATCGTCATCCACACGCCGATGCACACCACAAAGTTGCCGGCGCGGGCGAAGTGCATCGCGTCGCGCGTGTGGTAGGCCGCGTACAGACCGCCCGCCAGCACCAGCGCCGCGAGGAGGTACAGGTACCTCCAGTCGGTGACGACGAATGCCCAGGGCCTGCGCATGGGGGCCGTAGCTTACTACCGCCGCACTTTCATCAGCGCCCGCGCCTCCGGCCCGGCGCACGCGATTATCTGCCTGCTCACCTGCCCCTGGGCCTGCAGCAGCGCGGCGTGCAGCCCGGCGACATTCACGTAACCCTCATGAACGCCTGAGCCGGCGGAGTGGTCCATCAGTACCTTCGCCATGAAGGTACTGATGCCAGCGGCCTTAGCCTGCGTGGCGTAGCTCCTCCGCAAACTGTGGCCGTGCTTCGGCAGGTCGCCCTTGATCTCCTCGACATGGCCGCTCTTGGAGGTCGCGGAAGCAAACAGCCACGGCGTGTGCTCGTCCATCGCGCGGCAGGCCCGGCGCAATCGCGCCAGTGAGGCGAGCATCGGCCGGCTTAGGGGC